TATCCATCAAGAATTTCTTTTAACTATGGTTCATAAGAAATTCTTACCCAAACAAAGTGTGAGACCTACAAAAGTACTCCCTAACCACTTGGAACAGTGTCACCTCGTGACTGCCAAGTGTAAAGGGTATGAAATTGTTGCTGATCGCTCCTTGAATGCATCTAAGATTGCTACTGCTACGAAACCCCAAGTGGGTGGGGCTTGCAGAGTCGTTGATGTTGTTGAAAAGGATGGTAGATTTAAGTCGAATAGGGGCCAGTCAGGTCCTGTTTTTGTGAGAAAACAAACACCAAGTACCATCAAGCTGGTCTCTAAGGTTGCGAAGTCGTTCGCTCTTAGGGGTTATGCCAGTGAGGATAAGTATAAGGTGAAGGGTTATTATTACCCGGGGAAGTCTGATTCTAACTTGATGATGCGGTTCTTAGTTAGTTCGGGCTTCGCGCCAGCACCTGGCGTTGCCAGGGTCTCCTTTGACAAAGGAGAGGGCGATATTGCCCGCTGTCCCACCAAACCAAAACAAATTGGTGAGGGTGGATGTGTGAGAAATGCTAGTCGAGGGCCTAATAAGTTGTTAGTTGCTCGACCTGTTCCAAAATTTTGTAAGCTTGATTTTGGTGCGTCATTAGACAAGTTGATCAAACCTAATTCTGAAGTTGTTGCTAGAACTACAGTTGATGTCGATATGTCTGATGAAGTTCCTATCAGTGATGTTGTTGCTAACGTTAAAGTTGGTTCTACTGTAATTAGTGGTTCTAGCAGCAACAACGGTTCTAGTGGTTCAGGTGGTTCAAATTTAGGTGGTCCTCCTAGCGGTGGAAATTTTGGTAATGGATCTGGTTTTGGTCCAATATTACAACCACGACGTAAACGTCAAGGTTGTACTTTTTTATTTAAGTTGTTGGTTATGATTTTGACTTACTCTGTTCTATTTAGCCTACTTGGAACTAAAGTGTTTTATGCTATGGTTCCTGTTGTTGGTTATTATTCGGTTAAGAGTGTTAGTCAAATTCTAACTTATTTTGATGTTGGGTTTTGGATGAAAATGATTTGTTTGATCATTTTCGATCGTGAAATCAAACCTGGTTTGAAGTCATTGTGTGGTTATATGCAATATGATGTGTTGTTGACTGTTGGGAGTGTTGTTTTAAAATTCCCGATTCTTGGCATGTTGTTTCTGGCTTTAAATTATTGTTATTTTAATATGACAACTTATATTTGTTCTCTTTTCTTCTTGTGCTGTTATTATTGCATGTTAGTGCTTTATCGACACTACAAGTATCATGAAGATACTGTTGAGTTTGTTGGTTTTAATCTTCGACCACATTCTCTGTATTGCACTAGGTCATTGAGAAGTCGTAGTCTCCATTATGGAGCTTTGTTCAATTTTTTAATTTCGGGGTTCACCTTGGTTTTGTTTTACTTCGTTTATTATGAATTGCTAGTCTATTTCTCTGTTTCCTTGTTGTATGATCTTTTGAGTTGTGCTTTTGTCTCTATTATTTTATGTCGCTGTTTTATTAATTTTTCTCAATTATTAGTTTCCTCCACCAATTGTTATCATTTTAAAGTTGATGTTGAGTTATTATGGAATGTTCTTAATGAACGTGCTAAGAATTTGGGAGATGTTAACAATTTTGTGATTTTGGACACTGTACCCTGTGATCATATTGTAGCTAGGTGGTGCTTGCAATGGCTCTACCTGGATTTTTGTAATAACCATGCATTTGGTTGTTGTGATGCTTCTATTTATAACCACTGTTTGTTGAGTTATAAAGACGTTCTTTTGGAGTCTAACGAATGGCAACATTTGTTGGATTACATTTGGCCGACTTTTCGATTTTCAACTTGGTCTGCTATTGCTGCTCGCGATTTGCAGAACAAAGTTGTTAATTATTTAGCATCAGATCGATGGGAGAAGGAATTTGGTAGCAAAGTCTCACCTTCTCGGATTGGTAATGTCGTAAACGATTGTTGGATTTTCGTTTATGAGCACAATATAAGTTTGTTCCAAGTTGACATCGGTCAAGTTAAGACTGATGGAGACAAATTTATGAAACAGATCGTCTGAAATAAACAGATGGTCTTGGGCGGGACTGTTTGTTTAAGAGAAGCTCCTGTGCTGTTAAAGCCCCTTGCTGAAGGATGCAAGATTATATCCTTACCGGTGTGTAAAGCACCACATGTGAGACCTGTCGGTTATCACATAAATCCAATTTCGAATCCCATTTTAATTAGTAGAATGTGGACACCTATTTTTCACCATAATTGCTTTTGCAATATGTATGTTAGTGCTCGTAATAGAGTTCTAGCTAGTGTCCCGTTGTGTGATTCGAATTTTATTAAATCTCAACTGTTTGTTATGAGATTGATAAAGAGTTTTATCAGAGCTCCTGTTGCTAGACAGGAAGCCACATTATTTTATTTGAAATATAGTGGAGCAAAGAGAAAGCGGTATAGCCGTGCAGCTGAAATTTATCAGTCAAACGGGTTATCTCGACGAAATGGAGGTGTAAATTGTTTTGTGAAACCAGACAAAATAAATCCTTTTGAGAAAATGTTGTCAGATCCTAGAATGATCCAATTTCGAGACCCAGTTTTCTGTGTTGCTATTGCTCAGTATTTAAAACCTTTGGAAGAAAAGCTGTATCACTTAAAGCTTTATCATCCATTATGTTACACTAACTCTCGTGTTGTTGGTAAAGGCATGAATCAAGTTCAACGTGCAAGCGCTGCACATGCGAAATGGTCGTCAATAGATGATCCAGTATGTGTTAGTTTGGATATGAGTAGATTTGATCTTCATGTGTCAAAAGAATTATTGGAGTTTGAACATTACTTTTATTTGTTATTCTTCCCTGATTCTGTTGAATTGCGTGATCTTTTAAAACGCCAATTAGTTAATAAAGTTAGTTCTATGTATAATCCTAATTTTGATAAGTTTAAATATATCTCCGAGGGGAGACGTATGAGTGGAGACATGAATACTGCACTAGGCAATTGTGTTCTTATGATTGCTATGTGCTTTAGTTTCTTTCTTAAATTCAACATTCGTTTTGATTTGTTGGATGATGGTGACGATATGTTAACTTTCATCTCACGTAAAGATTTACCTTTGTTGACTTCAGAAATTAACCGACATATGCTTAGTTATGGCATGGTTTGTAAAGTTGAAAGTGTTGCTTTTGAATTTGAGAAAATTGTGTGGTGCCAATGTAGTCCTGTTAATACTTACAGAGGTTGGAAGTTCGTTCGTGATCCAATAAAAGTTTTAAGTACAACGCTTTCTGGTCCCAGATGGAGTTGTACATCTACTAAGTTTGTATTGAGGTCTATGGCGGCACAAGCAATTTGTGAAGGAGTTCTTTCCACAGGGGTTCCAATTTTGGCATGCTATGCATCAGCCTTGGCTAGAAATAGCCTTGGTTATGAACCTTTATTTAATGAAGCTAGTGGTGACTATTTTAGATTTCTTAGAGAAAGTAAATTATACCACAAGCATGATTTGAATATGGTTATTACTGATGAAGCACGTCTTTCTTTCTCTAAAGCTTTTAACATTGATGTGGACACTCAATTGGCTGTTGAATGTGAATTGAACTCTTGGAAATTCGATTGTTCATCATTATTTACTGATTATTTTAGGTTTGATGTAACAAACTGGTCTTTTCTTAATCACCGTTATGAATTTTGAGGTCGCACCTCTTTGGGTATTAACCTATGAATAACAATAAAATTAAGAATCGACCCGCCTCTAAGTCTCGACCGGCTTCGAGGAAGAGGAAAACTACGGTCAAACGCCCTGTTCCTGGCTTAAAAGTGAACATTTCAAGTCCACCTTCGGTGGCATTATCTGACTGTGCCGTCGCTTATGCTTCAGCACTGGTCAATCCTTTCACAGGCCCTTTAGCCTGTGTACCAATTAGTCCTACTGTACTAACTTATAAGTTTCGTGCCTGGTCCAAAGGTGAATTCTCTACTGGTAGCACTGCTGCCTTTAGTGGGTTCATTACAGCTGATCCTTATTGTGCATTTGTTAATGACGTCGCTTGTGTTCATTATTCAGGTGCTAATTACAATTCCGCAAGCATTGGCATTCTTGGTGCTGCTAACACCGGTTTGGCTTATTCCAATTCTCCTTATAGTGACGCACAAGTCACTCCAGCTAGTGCTGGTATCAACTATCGTATAGTTGGTGCTGGTCTTCGTATAAGGTATATTGGTACTGAGCTAAATCGTGGTGGCACCATCATTGCTCTCGTTGACCCTACTAGTTCTACTACTATCGGTCAAACTCCTGCAAATATGCTTGGTGAAGTTACATCTAAGAAATTTGTTGTCAACAAAATATGGACAACAATTTTGTGGCGTCCAGTTTTGGTAACAGATTACTCTTTGACTTCGGTAGCTCCTTCCACTCATTTCAATGACAATGATTTTGGCCCTCTCTCATTTTATGTTGAGGGTGCTGATAACACTGTCGCTTTGAAGTATGAGTATGAGTTCTCCTGTGTCTTTGAAGCTAACGGACGAAATGTCCGTGGCCAAACGGTTACTAAAACTGATACAACTGCGCAGACTGCTATAGCTGCTGAGTCTGTTACTTCACCTTTCTTCGTCCCCCATCAAGCATCTAGTGATGCTTCCACTATGAAATTTCTTCAGTCCGTTGCTAACAACTTTGGTAAGACTACTAGTCATATTGTTGCTGGCAAGGAAGCTGTCGTCTCTGCTGTTAAACTCGGCAAGACTATTTTCGAAGTTGGAAAGGTGGCTGCGGAAGTGTTGAGCATTGTATAAATCACTAATTGGTTTTATGAGCAGCCTAGTATTATCGTGTTTGTCGAACACGCTCAGGCAAGATTCGGTTGTTGTATGGTTCTAAATTAATTTTGGGCTTGAATTATACAGCAATTGTTTAGTAGTTTCCTAACTGAAATATTTA